TTGTAATACAACTGTCTTCCTAAAAGCATTTAAGTCTAACTCTTTCATTATACGTAGCTCTGCATTTGCTATACATAAGTCTATGTTATTAGTAGTAAATTCTGTACCATCATTTTCAGTCCAGTCTTTAATTGCTGTTACTAATTGTGCGTATGTTAATCCCATTTTATTGACCCCATTTATCTTCTCCCCATTCGCTTGTTCCAAAGCCAGGAATATTTAAAGTAATACTACCCAAGGTAACTGTAACTGCCATTGAAGGTGGTATTTCTACTGCGTTAAATCCTAATCCAGGACTTCCTTCTTGACTAGTTAGTTGACCTAATGTCGATGCCGTTACTTCAAACTTAGCACCTAACCCAACAGTACCTAATGTACTAGTAAGCTGTGGTAAACTTGCGTCTTCCGTAGGACCTATCACAACCGACGGAGTATAATTCATACTTGCCGCAGGTAATGTAGGGAAAACTATATTAGCTATAACTACGCCACTACTATTTAAAGTAGCAGTAAGTGCTGGCAAACTTGCTTCTTCGTCTACATTAAGTACAACACTACCTAATGCTGTATTTAATATTTGGTAATTTGCAGAAGGTATAGGTAATACAATCGCGATTGATGTAGCACCAAGTGAAGCATTAGCTTGCATGCCAATAGCTTCTTCACCAGTTCCGTGAGTAATGCCCCCTGAATTTAATATTCCTGAACATTGCCCAGACCATTTACCAAATAACGGCCCTAATCTAACTATAGTATCCGAAGTAGTTTGAGGTGGCCTAGGTTGAAATAAAACACTAGGGTCTCCTCCTCCGATATACATTCCAGGTTCTAGCTGAGGTTGTTTAGCCTCCCAGTCACCCTTGTAAACTCTAAATCCATTCCACTCTGTTCGAGCGTCCTTATATCTAATCTTATAACCTGAACGGTCATCAATTAGTATTGCGTGTCTACCTCTCGCATATTTTGCCATTACGCATATCCACGAACCCTGGGTAAAACATAAAAGCTTGCGCGTTCTCTGTCCTCTTCCCTAGCCAGTTCCCATTCCTTATCATACATTTGTATTAATTCTTGTCGTCTGTTAATATCTACAGTCTTAGGGTGCTTGTTTGCTAGTTCAACTGTTAATCCGCTTATTAAAGCAGGTAACATTCTTTTAGGTATAGCCGCATTTTGTGAATAATTATCTGTAATATCTTGTCCGTATTTAATAGCCCACATAATTATTTCGTATCTGTTATCTACACTAGGACCTGGCCATAGGTAAACTGTGTGGTTTGCTACGCCATTAGCATCAAACTCTGCGTTTCTATCTACTGCAAATTTAAGTGGTGTACCTGTTGTATATTTGTTTGGATATGATAACCAATCAGCATAACTCATTCGTTCCATTTGTAAGTCTTGATCAGGAGTTGCTAATGTGTCTCTGCAACTAGCCGTAAGAATATCTGAGTATTCGTTTGCCGCTAGTGAGAATGTTGGATAAGTAGTATTGTTAAATTTATTAACTGCTATTGTTTCTAAATGCAATGTAAAAAGATTAACACCTTGGTTAATCCATTTAATCATAAGTAGGTTTAACGAACGACGAGCTGTTATTAAATCATAACCACCCATTGAACTAACGCCTAAACGTTCGTATGCTTCTTGAATTACGTCGTCAATTTGTAAATTAAATGTACGTGTACCTGAACTAGCCACTCTGCCCCCTTACATTAAACTGCGAGTTATTACCCACAGTAACTGACCTAATATCATGAAGCCAATTGTATACATTACTTTAGTAATGCCATTAATTTTTTCTTCAATATGATGAAGATGATTGTCTTTGATCGTAGTTATACGCTCACTTAAAAGTTTAATATCACCTCTAAGTTCTTGTATCTCTAAATCGTATTTAGAAACTTCTGGCATTTTAATTCCAGTATAAGTATACTATAGATCCAGTGCCTGTTACATTAGCTGATAAATTAATATCACATAAAACTCCGTTGTCTGGAAAAGTAAATGATGTACTTGTTTCAGCTGCAGCTTTTAAAGAAACTATTCTTGTGCCTGCACCAAATGCTGCATTGTCATCGTGGAGGTATACACTTGCCGCATCACTGCCTGCCATTAGTACAACGCCTACTGCTCTTTTTCTTGTAAGTTGTGTGTTCTGACCATCGGCTGTAGCATTTGCAGCTGTAGCTCCTGTCGCAATTTGTGTTACATTTGCGTCTGTTTGAAATGTCATTTTAAATCCTTTATAAAAAGGAGGGCCGAAGCCCTCCATAGTTAATTAGTTATTCAGCACTTCCGTCAGTACCATTTGTAAAGTCCCAAACAAAATAGTAAAGTCTAAAAGAAATATTACCGCCTGTTGGTGCAGAGTTACCTACTCCACCAGTAATAATAACTGGATCAGCACTAGATGTAGTTTGGGCAGATGGTAAGATTGTAGCTAAATCATCACCTGCTGTAGCATCTCCCCATTTAATAATACCATCAGCGTCGGCATCTCCGTTTATAACTATACCGTCTACGTCATATTCAGTAGAATCGTTTGCGTTTACAAAACCAAGATTGAATGTAGGGTTAGTTCCACCTGTTGCAGCTCCATCTACTTCGACACGGTATACTACTGAGTTAGGTGGTAAAATTAATTTACCAGTTTTTTGAGAACCGAATGCCCATTTTTGAACTTCTGTTGTTGCAGCCGCTGTTGCGTCTGGAATATATCCCCATGATACAAGAGCTACTGCTCCTGCAAATTCAGGGTTAGTTATTTTTTGTGCGGCACCTACTCTGACTGGTCCGCTAAAAGTTGTTTTTCCCATTGTTTATCCTTTTGTTTATAATCTACTTGCGTAGTCTCTGGGTTTATTTAGTAGAGAAAAGGGGGCAAATTAATACCCCCTCCTCAGAAATGTTTAGCTTACGGATTTGAACCCCATAAACCTCTCCAGTCAGACCAGCCATAGCTGTATCTTTCTCGAGATTTGTATCTTACATTACCAGTCTCAAAGTCACCTTCCATTTTGGAATCGATTGGAGTTCTAGTGAAATGCTTCATACCGTTTGGTACATCAGTTCTTAACCACCAAGCTGTGTTATTAACAAATCTATGGTTAACATGATATCCACCTGGAACCATACCCGTAGATACGATTGCGTTGACATCATTGTCTGCTGTTCCAACTCTGTATGGAGACGCCATTAGTCTCTCAGCCACGAATACCAATTGTCTTGGAATGTGAAGAGTTCTAGCTTGTGCAGCGATTGGGATAGATCTGTCATCGACAAATCCAGCCACATCAATTAAGCCTTGTTCCAAAGAAGTCTCTGAAAGTTGTGCTTGAATTGTAGGAGTGTTAGCTCCTCTTCTGTTAGCTGCAGTTTGTGAGCCGTCTTGTAGTGGATGTAAAGCATTAATTAATGATACTCCGTCTCCGCCTACAAATGCACCACCCGTAAACGAGTTATTGTACACAGCCGCACCTTTAGTTTGTTTAGCAGCAGCCATTGATCTGGCTAATGCTCTCGTTAGTCTGGTTGATAACTTGTCGTATAAGTTATCTTCCATAGCTTCTTCAGTGATTGAGAAAGCCATTGCTACAGTTTCGTTTGTGTAGCGTGCTACCCAACCTTCACCTGTACTAGCGTAATTTACGCCTTGACCTTCAAATTTTACTGATGCTTCGCCGAACCCTGGAAAGAGTACTTCTTCCTCAAAAGCTCTATTTGATTTTTCGTTCTCAAACAAGATCGCTGCTTCATCTTCGTAACGTTTATATTCCGTTCCAAAGATTGCATGCAAACCCGGTACTAATTGTTTGAGTAACTGACCTCTAGTTATTGCCATTGTATATTACCTTTCAATTAAGCAGTCGGGAAGTTGCCATCATAGCGACCCCACGAATGAGTGTTAATTTTAACAAGTACATTCATTGGTGTTCCAACTGCAGTGTACCCCAAGTCATCTTCTGCAGATCCACAGATCTGAAAAGGATAAGCTTGTTGTGTTGCGTTCTGAGTGTTACTTGCTGTTGATGAATCTAAAGAAGATCCGCCTTTGAAAGTAACTGTAGAACCAGCCCCTGTTAAGTTTTGTGCGTTAGCTCCGACATCTGCTAATGTCAATGCAGCTCCCGCTTGATCCGCCGCCATTTTGAAGATAGTTTTACTATCGTCATAAACGTAAGCTTTAAAGTTAGTTCTTGCAACTGTGTTAGCGGCGATTGAACGAACGAATCGTACATCTCCACTATTGTTATCCTGATATTCAGCACCCCAAAAAACACCAACAAGAGCACCTAAGTCTCCTGTACCAATGTCAGTTACGAGTAAGCCTGAGCTCAATGAACACGTGTCTCCTTCGAAAAAAGCCGAAGGGGCTGTTGCAGCAACTTGATACCCGTTACCGTCAACCCAATTGTTAAGACGAATCGTCCCACCATTAGCTTGTCTTACAGGTTCTAAACCATATGCCATAATTTCTCCTTATGCATATACACTAAATTCGAATATGTGATTAACGCGGTGTTAATCTTCAAACTTAGCTTTGTTTGCCGCTCCTCCTGAAACGGAGGTTGAGGATGTATCCTCTACTGGCATGCTTGAGTGCGAAGCGTTCTTTAAATCGTGCCCATAAGCTTGAGCCGCTTTCGCTGATAAACCTTCGTAGTACTGTTGCTTTTCTTCAACGTAATCTTTGTCATGTTTCATCAAGACTAGATCCCCTGAACGAACAGCACCTGCGTGTTTGCCAGTTGTCATTACGTCAGATATATAACTGTCTCCTAATTCCTCAGGTTTAACAATTTCGTATCCTTCGCGTAGACTTTCATGAACATTCGCATCATCTGGATTGTTTAAAAGTTCGTGACGAACCCATGTATATACAATACCGTCTGGTGCTTGAGGTGCATCTAATTTAGATGGTGCCTCGAATGATCTTTTTGTTCGAGTTGCCGAGTCCCGAGTAGTTCGACTAGTTTTAGTTGCTTGTGTCATATTAGCTCCCCGCCTTACTGTGGCGCAATTTTTCTCGCGCATAATCTTGATAAGAAACACCTAGTCTATTTGCCATTTCAACTTCTTGACCTGTCAAACTTACTTTTCGTTTCCCTGTCGCGGAGCGCGTTCCGCCTACAACTGTTGGAACTCGCCTAACAGTCTGTTTTCTAAGAGTTGGAAACTCGGTAGTTAACCTAGCGTCTAGCTCACTATAGTATTCATCCGCTACTTCTTGAGGGCTAATGCCTTCATCAAGTAGTTCTTTATGAATAACTAATGCTGCTTGAGTTTTGATTCTGTCTCCAGTATCATTGCCCCCAAACCACTTATTCCGTTTCTGCCAAGCTAATGCTTTGCGATCAGGAAGTTGGGCTGGTTGTGCTGCCGCTTTAGTTTCCGTCTTTGCAGTACTGTTTGGTTTATTTGTTCCTAAACCTTTTTCTGCTCTAGCCCTATATTGTTTGGCCACCAGTTTCTCTGCTTTCACAGATGCTAAGACATCAGTTGCCTTGATCTCAGCGTCTACGTCACTGGCTTCTTTTGCAGTTCTAAGTACACTTAAAGCTTGAGACTCTTGGGATTCCAATCTTTCCATATATTGGTTGATTGCATCCAACTCTGAATCCGCTTGCTTACTTTTAAGCTCGCTTTTCTCATCTAGCCATTGATCCTTTTCAGATTCATAGCCCCTGAGTTTTTCTTCAAGTTCCTTTTTCTGTGCCACAAGTCGCTTAATACGTTTTTCAGCGCGCTTGCCCAGTACTTTATTATCCTTTGGAGCTTCAGCTTCTTCTTCTACAGGTTCAGATTCCTCTTCTTCTGTATCGTCTTCTGCTTCTTCCTCAGGAACCTCAGTATCACTAGGTTCTTCGGTTTTTTCTACAGTCTCAATTCCTTGAGCTTCCGTAGAATCTTCGTCGGGTAACTCGACAACAATCTCATCTTGTTCAATTTGAGATTCGTCTACATTACTTGTATTTTCTTCGTCTATCATTTAGATCTCCTCGGTTGTGAACCGCGTTTATCACTATCAGTGTATATTGTATACTAATTTGTATGATAATGCAAGTCTATTTCGCACTAATCTTTGAAGGATCAGGTACTATAGCTATTACTTCATCATCATTTATGACTGAGTATGTCTCTTTTTCGTATACAAATTTAAGTCCTACATATTTCCCTGTCAATACCCAGTCTCCAACTTTAGCCCATTCAGTCTGTGCTTTGGTATGGTCTTTGTAACAGTCAGGTCCCATGCTGACAATTTGTGATACGACGCATGAAAACTTAGCATGTTCTACTAGTTCATCCGTTAATATAATGCCCCCTCTAGTTGTATTGGAAACATCTCTTGGCTTTAATAACAACCTATAGCCTGCTGGTTGTGGTAATTCTTTTTTACTCATGTGAATCCTTTATCAATTTAATAAGTTCTGTACCTAGTCTATCCTTAAGATCTACTAATGTATGCTGAATACCTAACATGTACTTATAATCTTCCATGTTGGAAGTACCTTGCATAATCTGTGAAGTGTTAGCTGATATAGATTCGACAATGATTTTTTCTAATCTGTCTTTATAGTCGTTGGCTGTTGCCATATAACCTCCTGTTATTATCGTTTTATTCCTAAGCCTCTACTCTTATGGAATAATTAATAATACACTATCTGAGGGGAACTGTCAAGGTTACTTTAGGGATTTTTTCTTCTACTGTTATTTTTATAATAGGTTCTTTTTTATTTACACCTTTACACATTTCTCGCACAGTAGAAAATTCATCACCTAGGTCTAAATCTTTATATTTTGCACAGTTAGCAATTAGTTCTATTTCTTGTCTTAGTCTATCATTCTGCCGAAGTAACTCTATGGTGTCATCATTACATGTTGATTGTAATGGCCAACTAAAACGCACTCCAACGGTGCCGTTAACAGTATCACTATAACTATTAT